CTTACTGGTTATCATGGACATTATTCTGGAATAAACGGAGCACACTGGTATCCAAATGATATTACATATGGTGCGTGGAGAATGAATGGTAATAGAAATGGATGGTATGGTCACGCAATCGACTCAGCATATTTACCACACTTTATGTGGGAGAGTGGTAATGGTGGAATATACTTACAAAATGCAGGAAGATGGGTATTGTATCATTCGCTTGGAAATAACTGTACCGGACTTGGAACTTCAGCAACGTCTGGGGCATATGGTATATATGTTAATAGAGGTATTTATGCTACTGAAAACATTGTAGCATACTCTGATAGACGTGCAAAAGAAAACATTATAACTATTGATAACGCATTAGATAGAGTGTTGAATATGAGAGGTGTGTTCTACAATAGAATTAAAGATGAAACTAAAACAAGACAAGTAGGAGTAATCGCACAAGAAGTACTTGAAATTGTACCTGAAGCTGTAACATACGCTGAAGATGTGGATGAGTATGGCGTTGCATATGGTAACTTAGCTGGTGTATTTATTGAAGCAATTAAGGAACAAAACGAAATTATAAAAAATCAAGAAAAAGAAATAGAAGAATTGAAAGAAATTGTAAACAAATTAATACTTAATAATAAAGGATAAACTATGGCACTAATTAGAGATTACGAATTACCTGGAACTGGAGTAACTGTATCAAATGCGTATCATGTAGTTACAAATGTAAAAATTGAAAAAAGAATGGGTGATATAAGACCACCCGTTGACCATTCTAGACCAGATGGTTTAACTCCAATGGATAGAAGTATGGGTACTGAAGTTTATTGGAAAGCTGGATACACTGCTGAAATAGCAGTAACCGTTTGGAAAGATAAAGAAGCTAGAGAAAATGAAGCAAGACCGATTGGGTTTATTGGAATAAATCCTGCGGATAATCAATATGGAGTTAGTATTGGTACTGAGGGTATGGACCATAAATGTAAATTTTTCTTAGAAGTACCATCTGAATTAGACCATATGGCACAAGCTTATAGACATTTATTAACAACAGACTATTATAGTGGTTCGTTGGAAGATTAAAATAATAAAATTAAATATTTATTAAAAAAATAGACATTATGGGATATACATACGAGTGGAAATTAACAGGTATAAAAAAGCAAAACACAGACGAATTATCAAACGTTGTGGTAAATACCTATTGGAACTTGGTAGGAGTTGATGAAAATGGTTATTCTGGTAGTTTTACCGGAGCAACACCTCTAAGTTTAAATTCAGTAGATACTAACAATTTTACCGAATATCAAAATTTGACAGAAGAGCAAGTTATAGGTTGGGTAAAAGATATAGTTAGTGGTTCAAATCGTGGATTAAATTATTGGGACCATATACAAGGCCAGATAGATAAGCAAATCAATGTAAATAAGTACCATAGAGTAATGGTAATGGAAGCAGATTTACCTTGGGCTCCAACATCTGGAAGTAATATGTATGGGGTAGACCCACAGCCTGTATAAGGTAATTTGAAAACCTAAAATACAAATTGGAGAAATAAAATGGCAGAAAGAATCGTATCACCTGGCGTATTCACAAGAGAAAATGACCTATCATTCTTAGCACAAGGAGTAGGAGAAATTGGAGCAGCGTTTATAGGACCTTTTAAGCAAGGACCAGCGTTTATCCCAACTATTGTGAGAACACAATCAGAATTCGAAGAAATTTTCGGAACACCTGATGGAACTTATTATACCGAATATGCGGTACAAAGATATTTGCAAGAAGCAGGAAGCGCTACCATCGTAAGAGTTGGTGGTATTGGTGGTTATCACCAAGTAGCTCCTTTGGCTATTGTAGCTAGTGGTTCTGTTGCATCAGTTGGAACTAAAATAGTTGGAGTTCTTTACTCAACAGCTAACGGAAATAAAGGAGTTGGATTTGATGGTGCAACAACAACTATTAATACAAGTGTAGAAGGTGGTGGTAATTTTGTTGCTTCAGGTGCATCACTTAGTGGTTCTTTTAGCGCATCTATTATAAACTTAGCAACTAATGATATTGCTGATGTATTTGGTGAATCTGTATTTGGTGCTAAAACAGCATATGCATATAAATATTTCGAAAATGTAGCATTAAACTTTACAGGTTCAAATACCAATACGGCTTTAGCAGTAGTTAGTGAACTTAATTTACCTACTCAAAAGTATGGTGATATTTCTGCAGCTGAAACACCTTGGGTTATTTCTCAAAAAGATGATAATAATACAAGATACGAATTATTTAAATTTGTAACTTTAGGACATGGTACTCCATATAACACTAAATTCAAAGTTGGTATTTCAAATGTGAAAGCAGCTGGTGAAGATGGTGCAACTGATTATTCTGTATTTACTGTAACAATTCGTTCTTATAGTGATACTGATAAGAGAAAAGTAGTTGTAGAAACATTTAACAATGTAAACTTAGACCCTTCTTCTCCAAACTATATTGCTAGAAGAATTGGTGATAGATATTTAACTATCGATAACGATGGTAAGATTACTGAAAATGGTGATTACTCAAACAAATCAAAATATGTAAGAGTAGTTGTATCTGAAGCAGGTTCATTCCCAATTTCAGCAGCACCATTTGGACATACAGCTTATGTGAATCCAATACAAACAAATAACTCAACACAAGATTCTTATGTACCTGCAGTTGTTTACCAAACTGGTTCGGCAAATAACTCATCTTCATCTCCAATTTATTATAGTGGATTTGATTTTGAATCTGTTGGTATAGCTGATGATAACGTACAATACTTATCACCTATTCCTGTTGGAGCAGCAGCTGGTGCAAACGTACTATTCGCATTTGATTCTCAATTAACTTATAAGATGACAGGTTCGGCTGCATCTGATATGGTTAAGAGACAATTTACTTTAGGATTCCAATATGGATTCGATGGTTTATTCCCTGGAACTAAAGCAAACTTAGGAAGTAACATATCAGCAGCAAATACGCAAGGATTTGACTGTTCTAAATCAACAGCAAGTGGTTCTATTGCATATAATAAAGCAATTAACGCTGTTGGAAATCCTGATGAGTGGGATATTAACTTAGTTGTAACTCCTGGTATCATCCGTTCTTTACACCCATCTATTACTACAAAAGTAATTGATATGGTAGAAGATAGACAAGATGCATTCTATATCGCTGACTTTACTGAAGTAAATTCAACAATAACTGAAGCAACTGAGCAAGCAAACGCAGTAGATTCAAACTATGTTGGTACTTACTATCCTTGGGTTAAGACAGTGGATACTAATACAAACAAAATAACTTCAGTTCCACCATCAGTATTGATGCCGGCTGTATTCGCTTCTAACGATAGATTAGCAGCAGAATGGTTCGCACCTGCTGGTTTGAATAGAGGTGGTATCACTGGAGCAGTAAGTGTATTAAATAGACTTACACATGCGGAAAGAGATACTCTATATGAGAACAAAGTAAACCCAATTGCAGCATTCCCTGGACAAGGTATTGTAGCATTCGGACAGAAGACATTGCAAGATAAGGCTTCAGCATTAGATAGAATCAACGTAAGAAGATTACTTATCACTGTTAAGAAGTACATCGCATCTACATCTCGTTATTTAGTGTTTGAACAAAACACTTCTACAACTAGAGCAAGATTCTTGAATACTGTAAATCCTTACTTAGAGGGAATCCAACAAAGACAAGGTTTATACGCATTCAGAGTTGTGATGGATGAATCAAATAATACACCTGATGTAATTGATAGAAACATATTAGCAGGACAGATATTCTTACAACCTGCGAAGACAGCTGAATTCATCGTAATTGATTTCAACATTCTTCCAACTGGGGCAAGTTTTAACGCTTAATATGAATTTGAAGCAAACTGATATTTATTAATATAAAATAAAAGGACAATAAAATGGCAGAAATACTAGAGTTTGACAAGATGTTCTATACGAACTTCGAACCTAAGATGAAAAATAGATATGTGATGGAAATCGATGGAATTCCTTCATATATGGTAAAGGCGGCAGCTAGACCTTCAATTCAATTTGAGCCTGTTGTGTTAGACCACATCAATATCAAAAGAAAATTACAAGGTAAGGGTGAGTGGCAAGATATTACCATTACTCTATATGACCCAATCGTTCCATCTGGAGCACAAGCGGTAATGGAGTGGGTACGTTTAGGACACGAATCAATCACTGGTAGACGTGGATACGCAGATTTCTATAAAAAAGATATTGATTTCTATATGTTAGGTCCTGTTGGTGATAAGATTGAACAATGGAAACTAAAAGGTGCATTTATCGTATCTGCAAACTTTGGTGATGTTGCTTTCGATTCTAATGAACCTGCAACAATTGAATTATCATTGGCTTACGATTACGCAATTCTTGAATTCTAATCTAAGAAAAACTATAAAACTAAGGGATACTCAAAAGGTATCCCTTTTTTATTTCCAATTTTTTTAGATTTATGTATTTATATATACAAACTAAAAAGATAGAAAGTTATGGCAGAAGTTAATATTGCACAACAAAATCCAACACCTAGACAGGTTGAAACTCCTAAATTTGATTTCCCTACGGAAGTAATTGAGTTACCATCTAAAGGATTGGTTTATCCAGAAGGACACCCATTAAGAAAGGGTACTTGTGAGATAAAGTATATGACAGCAAGAGAAGAAGATATTCTTGCAAACCAAAACCTTATTAAAAAAGGTATTGTATTAGACAAATTATTTGAATCAGTATTAGTTGAACCTGGTGTTAATCCTAATGACGTTTTCATTGGTGATAAAAACGCTATTTTAATGGCTACTCGTATTTTAGGATATGGTGCTGATTATCATGTTGAAATTACTGACCCATTCACTTTAGAAAAGCAAGATACAGTAATTGATTTGGGTAAGGTACAAACAAAAGATATTGATGAGAGTGTTTTAAATTCTAAAAATAGATATACATTCCAATTACCATCAAACGGAAAAGAAATTGTATTTAAACTTTTAACTCATGGTGATGAGCAAGAGATTACAAAAGAAGTACAAGCTTTAGAAAAATTAAATAAAAACTCTGGAAATTCTTTTGATGTAACAACTCGTTTAAAATATATGATTGTATCGGTTGATGGTAATGAGGATAGAGGATTTGTAAATAGATGGGTAGTAAATTCTTTCTTAGCAAAAGACACCAAAGCATTTAGAGCATATGTAAAAGAAATATCACCTGATTTGGATATGAAATTCCAATTCACATCAGATTTAACCGGTGAAGTGGAGGCGCTGGATATACCATTTGGGGTTTCCTTTTTTTACCCTTCCAACTGATTATAGAACTCAACTCCATACCCAAATTTGGGAAATGGTTCAGTTTAGTAATGGATTTACTTGGTCAGAGGTTTATCACATGCCAACGTATCTTCGTAAATTCTATTTCAATAAGTTATTAGAATTGAAGAAAAAAGAAGCTGAAGAAGCTAAAAAAGCTCAATCTAAAATGAAAACACCTAAAGTGAGGATGCGTTAATATCCTCACTTTTTTATTTGCCAATATTTATAGAATATAACTAATAAAACTATGTCTAATAAAGAAATACAACAAGAAGGATTATTTGGAACAGCTAAAAAAATATCCGATGCATTTTTTGATGGATTGAAAAACAATACTATAAATTCATTTTTAGCAAGAGCTGAAGAAAAAGGTATGGAAACTCCAATAATTACTCAAATGAGAAAGCTTGAAAAAGAAAAAAGAGAATTGGATGCTATTCTTAAAAAATATTCCAAGTAATATAAATGGCTAAAACTAAAACAGAACTTAAAAACGAATTAAAGCAATTCCAAGAAGAATTAAATATTTTGGAAGCAAAAGGTTCTGCCATAACTGCAGAAGAACTAAAACAGCAGGAAAAAATAATTGGACAAATAAGAAGGAGAGCAGATGAATTAAAAAAAATAAATGCTGCTCAATTAGAAAATAAAAAATTAATAATTGATTCGATTGGTGAGCAAGAAAAAGGAATCAAATCAATTGGTTCTTTATATGCTCCAATTCAAGAAAATGAAAAGAAAAGAGTAGCATCATTAAGAGACAGCGGAACTGAGCACAAAAAGAATATTGCTTCGTTTGAAGCTATGGCCTCTATAAATGCACAAATAGCACAATTATCGAAAGATGATGTTATTCAGGCTGAATCTTTACAATTAGAATTTGATAAGCATTTAGAATCATTAGATAAACGAGGTAAAGGATATGCAGAACAAGTACAATATCTAACACAATCAAATAAACTAGCACAAAACTACGCTAGATTAACAGAAGAGCAAAAAGACCAATTAGAATCTCAATTAGAAGTTTATAAGGGTATTCAAAAAACTATAAGTGGTATTGCTGATACTTTGGCAACTCTTACTTCTGGTCCTGCTGGATTTTTTGGAACTGCTTTAATTGGGGCAGGATTTGCAGCAGATAAGTTAGGAAAAAATATTAGAAGTTTTGGTGGATTCATCGATTCAGCACAATTTTCAGCATTAGGACTTAGTTTTATATTTGAGGATGCGGAAGAAACTGCAAAATCATTATCTAAACAATTTGGTGGATTAAAGGATGTATCCCTTAGTACGCAATTAAATACCAATTTAATGGCTACTAATATGGGTATTAGTGGTGAAGAAGCTGCAAATGTAGTTGGTAG